CTGGATTGATTCCGATCACTTTGCCACCGCAAATGAAGGTGACTACAAACTGAAAGGATATCAGGGAACCCACAAACGTGGTGGTTCTAGGGGGTGGACAATTTTCCACAAAGATGGTACAGTAGTATACGAATCGGGTGCTTCCTTTGAAACTGCACTTGCTGAAGCAGGTTACTGGCCTGATAAGCGTGCTGGTAAAAAAGGTGTTGAACCAGAATCAATTACTCTTGGAACCTATGGTGGTCGTCGTTTGATCTTCGTTGGTGCTGAGAGAGCAAATGCTGTTGGTGTCTATGATGCTACAGACTTAACTGCTCCTAAGTTGATTCAGATTCTCCCTACAGGTAAAGCACCTGAAGGTCTTCTTGCTCTGGATGATGAAGGTCTCTTTATTACTTCTAACGAGAAGGATGCTAAAAACTCTATCTCCATCTTTAAATTCTGATGAACTGTGATCCCAAGTGGAAGCAATGGTGTATTGCTTGTTGCTCCTCCCAACTATGGATATTCCCAACGCTTCTACTTGTGGTCGTTCTTGTTATAGAATCAATACATACACAAGCACATCTTAAGATGGAAATGGATGTTCATGGTTATTGTAAAAATAATGCAGAGCATCTAAGAAACCAAGAATATGTAGGAGACGACGAATGGTAAAAAGTATTATCGTCACAACTTTACTCTTGCTTTCATCTCCAGTTTTCGCATTTGAAACTGGTAGAGATGAAGGTATGGATCTCTTTTACAAAGCATTAGAGAATGTAAAACAGTACCATCTGGAGCAGACAATGACTCAACCAGAGGATGCTTTGGATAAAGCACTTGATGATTTCTGGAATCATCAGGAGTAAGACTATGAAAAAGAAAGTTAAACAATTGGTAGATTGGTTTTACCAAGAGACTGATAGGGGTACTGAAAACGTCGCTTCTTGTAAAAACATTTATGATATGGTAGAAAGACTTCAGTATCGTCTTGAGGGTCTAGAAAATGAACACATGATTCTCCTACGAGAAATTGCCGAATTGAAAACCAAACTTGAATCACTATGATTACAATTACATTAGGAACAATAGCACTCTTCTTAGTAAGTTCAACTCCTATTCCGCCACCAGTGGTAGCTCCTCCTGAGATTGTGAAGGAAGAACCAAAGGTAAAGACCTGGCAGTGCCCTGGATGTACCCCAGAAGAAAAGTATGTCCTCAAGACTCTGCAAGAAGAGACTAGGATCAGTGACCGCAATGCACTTGCCACTATCCTTGGTAACATCCAACAGGAGTCAATGTTCATTTCAAACATCTGTGAGGGCGGTGCTAGGGTAGAATATGCAAACTGTCATCGTGGTGGATATGGTTTGATCCAATGGACCACCTTGGCACGTTACAAAGGTCTCGGCAACTTTGCATACAAGTATGGTTGCAATCCTAGCGAACTTAAATGCCAGACTCGTTATATGATCAATGAATATCAGTTCCAGAAAGTTCTTCCTACGTTTGAAGGTGGTGGACAGACTGTATCATATTATATGAAACCAGCATATCGTTGGTTGGGTTGGGGTATCAAAGGAGCACGGGAAACTTACGCTTATAACTACACTAAGAAGATGGTACTGGCATGATCAAAAAAATTCTAGACAAACTTTTTAATAAAGAAGAACACCTGGAGTGTGCCATTGATGATGAGTCAGTGGATTGTAAGGAACTTGAAAATGATCCACTAGAATACATTGAACCTTATGTTGGGGTTGCTTGTCCTACAGAACTAAAGACTGATCCCTGGTTTGGTCCACCAGTCAAGACTGAAAAACAACTTGAACGTGAAGAACAAATGAAGATTGAAGAGCAGAGCAAACCCAAAATTGAAAATAAATCTAAAGAACCTGACAACATCCACGAAGTGATGTATAATCTATCTATCAAGAATCAAAACACAACCATTCAACTTAATCCTCCTGGTGGTTCCGAGAACTTCCAGTCTGGACCTGGTGGATGGAACTCTGGTACTGGACAAAATCAATTTCGATGAAGTATACTCGCGCTGATCTTATTAACGCATTGTGTGCAGAGTATGATTTTCTCTGCCACGATGACTTTAATCCTGATGTAGATCTTACCCTGGATGAGTATATGGATTCACTCCAAAATTATACTTATGAACAGTTGGTAGAGGAAACTTGCATCGATGAAGGTTATACTCTTAAAGAATATATGGACAACTGGTTATGACTGAAGACTGGCGTTATAATGACTTCAACACTAAGTTGAGGCAAGAAGTTCTGAAGATTCTTCTTAAAAAATATGCACATGTCATGGATGGAGCAGTTCCTAAATACTCTCAACAATCAATCTATGAGTGTGCACACGACTGGATTTCCCAAGGTAATAAAACTAGCTATGGGATCGTAAAATACTTTGATGCTTATTATAAGAAATGAAAAAATTATTGCTTGCTTTGATTCTTGCTGCTTCTCCAGCTGCTGCAGAACCCACCAAGGGTTATTACACTTATGATGCAATGGGATGTATGTTGCTACGGGAGTGTACCAAGGATGTCGAAAGAGTCACTAGTCTTCAGGATTTTGCTAGCTATCATCCCGACACTGATTACAGTATTATTGCTGATGAGTTTAACTCAATGGTCCGATCACTTAATACAGTCGGAGTTAAAGTTTTTCTAGCACATCCAAAGTATTTCCCTGCCAATCATCGTGGTGTTTATCATACGGTAAGTAACAACTTCTACTTGAATAGGGATTTCATGGGTAGACCTGGCACTCTAATGTCTGTGATGCGTCATGAAGGATGGCACGCTGCTCAAGATTGCATGGCAGGTTCTATCAAGAACTCTATGATTGCCATTATCAAACCTGAAGAGGATGTACCTATGCTCTGGAAAGAGATGGTCAAGCGTACCTATCCCGCAAGCGCACAACCTTGGGAAGCAGAGGCAACCTGGGCGGGTAAGACTGCTAACATGACCGAAGAGGCACTAAAGTCTTGTGCTCGTGGTACAATGTGGACTGACTATGAACCAACACCATTGACCCGTAAGTGGCTTGAAGCAGAGGGTTATATCAAATGAATTTTTTGATTGCTGCACTGGCACCAGTTTTTATCACCAGTCCTATCACTAAGCAACCTGTAGAGGTTCCTACTGCTGTTGTGCAGAAGTGTCAGAATATTATGGAGTTTAGTGTATATAAAGAAGATAAGACTCCTATTGAGGAATTGAGAACTCTTGATTGTTACTATATGAACATGGGTCATTATAGTCTTCCATATGATCTTTACTTTCCAGAGGATCGATACCCAAGAAAACAAAAAACTAAATAATAATAGTCTAAAGCAGTAAAACACAGACTAAACCACCCAAGACAAATTCCTTGACATAATCTTCATAAGTCTAGTAATGTAGAATTTGTTGTTGGACAACAAGCATTTACATATGACACATTTAACAAGGGATGTGTTAATCAAAACCATCGTCGCTGAAGAGATGTCCAGTAGAGATGGAAATGATTACCTCCAATCCTTAAGAGATGCGTATCATAGATGGGAGCACGAATCAAGTTATGCTCTCTGTCAACAATTCAATAAAATTAAACACACAAACCTCACTGTAGAACTTCTTCAACCCTAAATAAATCTGCCATGCTTTTACTCCATGTCAGAGGAAGTCAAGAAGGATGAACCCAAAAAGAAGGGTCCGCTGGGAAAAATCAAGGAGAAAGTTGAGGACTCTGAAGAGCAACTGGCTATTCTTAGTACCTTTGTCCGCCTTGGTATTCTTGTGTGGTCTGGGGGTATACTCACGCTGGCATACATCAAACTCCCACCAGCACTCGGTATCCCAGAACAGAAACTTGATCCCACATTCATCGCCTCGGTCTTTACGGGGGTTTTAGCTACCTTCGGGGTACAGACTGCGAAGGGTAAGAATGGTGGTGCTGCTGGCGGCGGTGGAGGCATCTCCAAGGCAGACATGGAGAAACTAATCGAAAAGGCAGCAGCAACTGCTCCAGCACAGACAATTAGAATTGAGCAAGCCCCAGTAAAGATTGCAGGAGTTAATGATGGCGAACCACCAGTCAAACCAACAATCTAAATCACTATTTAAATGGGCAGCACTGACGGTGGGAACACTGTTCGGTGTTGCTCAT